TTGTGCCGATAGCTTTCTCCTATCACAAGATCACGGGCTCTCATCATTTATCCTTTATAAATTCAGCAATCTTATGATTAAGTTGACCGCCAAGTTTTATATGTTCGATAAGTTCTAGCATGTCTTTTTTAGTCAACTTTAAATAAGGATCTTCGTCGGTTTCCTTTACTTCGCGCCATTTATATCTTGTATTCGTGAAAGTCATAGCAATTGAATTGTTGCAACTAAAATGCTGTATACCTTCATTCGTTTCCTAGCCAGTCTCCTCAATCACTACCCTGCGCGGTTTGATTTTTTCAACTATCAGATAATCTTTATCAGTTGGCCAGCAACAAAGCATGACATGTTCATCAGCTAAAATATAATCTTTATTCTCTAACGGGGTTCTATAAGCAACAGCCTTCCATCCTTCCGGCAATCCTTCTACTTCAATAGTTTCGGTTTTCATAAGTTATTCACCTTTTGTTAGTTCCGCAGAGCTACTGGCTGCGGAATACCAGCTGGATATATTACTGAGTTTCGTTTTTGTTCAAGGTACAACTGTATATCACGAATCCAAAGAAATCCGTAAAGGCACTAGTCGGAGTACCCTGTTTTAATAGGATCTTATCTCCATCGGCTTGTAATGTGTCCTCTGGATTAAATTGTTGGTTAGGATTAACTACCCACGCAGCTGTAGTAGTCTTAACCAAGTACTCTTCAAAATGCTTACGACAAGAATCCTCGCTTAAAAACTGATTCGCTGGCGAAATTTCCGAACATTGAACCATTACGCCAGGGCCAGCAACGGTGAATTTTTGACACAATTGACCTGTGCCCATGAAATTCGTCGCCATAGCCGGAGCACTCAGAAAGATCATTGCTGCACCAATAACAACCACATACAGACTATACATATTTTTAAACATTTTGTTTCTCCATTTAATAAAAATTAACTACTCAACCAAAACCCAGTCTTCAGCAAGCATATCAGTCTGACTTGCCAACCATCCCGGCTGCATTTCACCAGTTGCTGTTTTCATGTCAATATGCTGATTTATAGTTCCAGATTCCAGACCAGCTTTATTGTACACAGACCCATCATTAAATTTAATATCAAAACTACCAGGAACAAGGATCAACCACATTCCCTTGCCATTCCAACCAGATCTAGCAACCTTTTTCCCACTTTTTAACTCCTCTATAGCGTTTCCAAAATTAAACATTTTGTTTCTCCATAAATTTAATTAAATTTGCCGTCTTTCCGGCTGCCATCCTTTCTAATCGGTGTTTTGATTAATCACGCGCCAGGAGCACGGAAAGTCTTATGAGATAACTCTCGCTTTTTACGTTCTTCACCGAGTTTACCTTCTAACGCCAGTCTGCCCGCAGCACCTACACCACCGCGAAGTCCGCACATACCATTGAACGCTTTCCTTGCAATCTTATCGCCTGGTTTACCTGCGCGCATCATAACCCTCCCAAAACTGTGTAAACATAAAATACCGCTACCAATATCCACGATGCGATCATCGACCATGTGGATGCCCATACTGCTTTGTCGTCACGCTTCTTATCGTCACGTAGAGATTGGTTCTCCCGTGTAAGCTTATCCTTCTCTTCCCGAAGCTGCTTAATTGTAGCGTGTGCTTCGCGATTACTATCGACTGCTCCACGTCCGGCTATGATAACCGAGTCTTTCGTGTCATCGAGCTGCTTTAATATTGCTATCATCTTTGGGTCTACACAAGTTTCCATCACATCTCCTTAAAAAGTAACGTCGGTTTTGTTTCTTCTTCGTACCAAGACCATCCGATGCAATAACCTGGTTTTTCGTCAATGTACGGCATTAACCAGTCGATAAATTTAGATATCTCATTATCATAGTTTTTGAGATCACTACGGCTGAATATGTAATCTTCTGCATACTTAGATGTTGCCCAGGGTATGTGATAGTAGCTGCTGCAGGATCCTAAATGATGAAACCTTTCGCATTTGAAAAACTCATGTTCTGGTAAATTATCAATCTCTCTGATATCACCTTCGCCATTAAACATGTTTCTCAAAATTAACTTTACGTCTTCAGGAGCATCGCTCTTGATCCCGCACTTCAGTACTAATTCTGTAAACATTCCCATAACATCCTCTCTTAAATTAGTTAATCCCGACTTCCGACAATTTCTCGCTAATGATTTACGGTAGCGCGAGTCTTTTTGGTCCGACCACAGGTGCTGCGTAGCTGTGGGACACCTGTGACCAACATTGTCAGCAACCTAGCGAGCGTCGGGTGTTTCTCGCTCTAAAGGCAATACAGCTACCACCCGAAATATGTTGCGATTTGACTCCACGCCATGCCTGCCACAATGTAGCCGAGACATAGTGCAACGAACGCTACGAGTACCGGGTCGGCTGGTTTCCTACGTTGTAACTTATAGTCTCTCATGACGTAATACCCTCCACGTATTTGATCGCTTCGTTAATTTTGTCACGATGTGCTTGGTACCCATCGACAATTTGTTGCCTAGTCTTTTCAGAGAACCCGTATGTCTCTTGCATCTGTTCTCGCGTCATATTTCTAAACGCATTTTGCGCTCTTTCCAGATCGTCACCCATAGCCTGGTACAAGGCCGCAATTATTGTTTTACGTATTTGTTCGTTCACTTTGTAACCTCCATCTCCAAAAATGCCTGCAATGTGTGAGTGGCTTTATTAATGTCCAGATCTCCACCCTTCGCTGCTTCTCTCGCAAGATACGCGATAGCCGTACCCTTCATGTACCCGCGAAATTCTTCCGGCGTCAACCATGCTTTGAGTACCTGCCACGGTTGATAGTCGCCCAGTTCCTTATAGTGATCCCCGCCGTGCTGCGTGTCGAGTGCGCTTGGTGTGGCGAGTGGCACCGGTAGCACGTCGAGGATGCTGTCGAATACTTCAAACGAGTTGATATCCGATTTAGATATGCTGACTTCTATCCCGTCATATCCGACTAATTCCAACATTATTTCTGATACTAAAGTTACTACATAATGCTGATTCATTGATTTACTCTTCAATACATTACCAACTTTAATCATTTCAATTCTCCTTGTAGTATTAATAACGATTTATATAAGCTTTCAGCTACTGAATGACTCTCGCCGGAATCAAGCAATTGTTTTAGGTACAAGGCATCATCAATCATATCATCGAGAACATCTTTGCTCGGGCATTCAGGCGCATCCATCCATTCTTGTAAACTCTCAGCATTAAATCCGCTTGCATCAAGTATTGCGATCATGTCGTTATTCAACGAACACTCCGCGAATCTCTTAAATAACTCCCGTTCCAGCGGAGTCATAAGCAACGGTTCGACGCTTGCGATAAAATGTTCGTCGGTCATTCCAGCCATCGTGCCGGGATCAATGGCAAGTAGGTTCATATCGTACAAATCCTTCGTTGTTAAAAAACTTGGCGGTAGTACTACTATCCAATGTTCCAATAGTACACTCCCAACTGGATGTACTTACCAATATAAAGTTACCTTTATTAAATTTTTGTTCGGATACAATAAACATTAACCCTTCGCTATCTTTAACTGTTAGACCTGCCACGATATCTTCTGGCTTAAACATGATTTATCTCCTTATTGACAGTATCGTCACTATAACCGATGTCGTTTAGGATTGTCAAGCATTTTCGCATATACCAATCGTAATCAATATCTGTAGGGAAATCATCAGGTAACGTCATGCACGGTTTGGCACCGTAAGATAAACTTACAATTGCGTTGCGTTTGGCGTACACAATTGGACCAGGCGCTTGTGTGGAATAGTACCACCGCACCACTTTACCCAAGTACTCCGGGCGTTGTACGGGGAAGCATAGCGCGTATGCTGTACTGGCATCATGTATCTGCCCGTTCCGCTGCCATTTACGACCATCCTTCATCCATCCATTAGCAAGCAGTACCGGCAGCATGTCGCGTACTTTGGTATCCTTGCGCGGCCCGTCGCCCCATAACTTAATGCCACCGCCAGTTACCTTCTGTATCGTTACGAACTTGCGGATATCCCGGCAGGCTGCCAGTGAGTAGAGTAGCGGAGTACCTTTGGACAAGAAGTCAGCGACCGCATCGGAGCATATCTCTACGTCCGGGTTCTTCTTCTCGACCAAGCCTGCAGTACTGTACTCACCCTTGCGCTTAACGCTACCGTCGGACTTCACGGCAAAATAATTATTGACGTCTCGCGAATAAATACTTTTATATTCAACAGTTTCCATTTCCAGGCCGGTGCGAGTCTGCCATTCTTCAATAATCTTTTGTTTAAGATCAGCTTTACCTCTTGTATACTTAGTCACAATGCCGTCTGTATTAGCGGATATAACTGGGATTCCGTAATGTTCTAACCATTCGATCAGCATTAGCAAACACAGTTGACCGGTTATGGTTGTTTGGATTAACATCTCCGGGGCGAATAAGATACTGTACGGGCTGCCGGTCTTGCCGTAGCTCCCGTTGATGGCAATTTTTCCTACATCATCACCTACCTTTGCCCTACAATACTCGTCTCCGCTATTCACCCCTAATTTCTTTAGGCGTTGTAAAGTTTTCTTGCATTCAAGCCGTTCATCAGCAATCGCTTGATACTCCCTTGTGAAGTTAGCACCTAGTGCCAAAGGGAATTTGCCTGAGTTAAGAATAAGTTGCGGATAGTAGCGGCTCACATCTGAATCTTCCAGCACTACCGATGAGTTAACATATCGGTCAATATCAGATAGTTCTTCGAGTATATTCATAAAAGCTCTTTCTTCCATATGTAATTCATGTATGTAGGTTTATACCCGTTACATACTGAGTAAATATTCTGCCATTTATAGTCAGGGTTAGCAGCAATAATATCGTCCACGCTCAACCAAGTCTTTATGTACACACCTTCTCTAGTAAACTGGTTGAACTTAAATTTTCTTTTTGCAATTTTTACTTTACCACCCATATCCTTACGTTTATCTAAATCGGCCCATACTCTTTTGGATGCTATACTAAGTTTCTTTTTATACTCATCTCCATAAAACTCACCGGAAGCATGACGTTCTTTGGCAATAAGACTCATTCTAGATTTTTGCTCATCGCTCCAATTATTACCATAATTAGCGTTACCTATACCTTTTTGATTAGCAGATAACAACTGCTTAGTTTTATAGTGAACTTCCATACCAGAACTACTATCTTTTCTCAGATTAAAACCTTTAGTTAAGGAATTAAGTTCAGTCATCCACCATAACTCTTTCTCTGATAATAACTTGTCACATCTAGGCACCAGTTCTACGATCTCAAATTTGAAACTATCTATACCGTATTTTTTAACCGCATTATACAGATACCTATTACAATCCCGATGACACGATGGCTTCTTAAACATCCATTTATGTGATGACCATCGTTGCTTGATGTTCTTAGATTTACCGACGTATATTCGTCCGGTAGCAATGTGAGTTATTGTATATATTCCGCAGGTCATTATTTTATTGTAGCAGGTTACTATCCAAATATCTAATATAGTTTTTAGCAAATTCTAAACTGTCATCATCTGGCAAAGACCTGTCACCTGAGTCTATCCTGATTTTAGTTTTCCATTTCCTATGTATCACATTGTTCGTATCTGTAGCGTGATGCACAGCAACCGATTCGCTACTATGCAACCCTCCAATACCCATACGATAAACCGACTGCCCGATAGGTATCGCAAGGTCGTCAAGTTGATGCGGCATCTCTACCGTACCGGACGCTGCCAACCGAAAAGTAGACTCACGCACCTTGTTAAGTGCATCCTGCAATTGTGGCAACTGATATCCAATATAAGCAGGCACGTCGTACTTGAATGACATGTTGTAATCAATATCACGCTTAAATATCTTCTGCCCAATAGCAGCTTCGCACCGTGACTTCAATACCGTCTCAGCCAACTGCGCGTCACTCTTACTACGCAGATCGATCCCATACCGTTCACTAAGCGCAACCCGCTGTTCAATCTGAGGTTGCAACGCATCCCAAAGATCCTCAAGTACGTCCAGGTCATTATCGCAATACAGATCGACCTCAACCATCTCAGGCTCACTAAGCACATGGTCAGGCTCGTAGGGTAAGTCTTGAATCTTCTTGGAATGGATGCGCCCGGCATACTGCTTTAGACTACCGGCACCAGGCGCAACCTCCATTATGTCAATGTGGTCGGCAGGCTGCCA